CCTGCGTAATCCAGTGTCATCCTTAGTAAATACATCATACTTAACTGTAGATGCAGTTCCAGGACTAAATGTACCTGCTGTACTAATAACCACACGCACCTCGTCATAATCTGTGCTAGGTGGTCCATACATTTTAATATCTTCGATATATCCAGTAGTTGATCCATTGACACTCACCTCACGTATTACACCAGATTCACTTCTAAAAGATGTTTCATGCCACATGACATAATCACGCCTTTTTAACTTAGTAAGTAAACCATCATCACCTAAAACTAATTCATCAAGCTCCGCAGCTTTCTCAGAATCCTGACTGCGCACCAAATCAGCGCAGGCTAACAACGCATTACATCGGATCACTATAAAGTCATATGGTCTATCTGCTGCGCCTTGGTAATTAGAATTACCACGCTTGTATATAGGGCGATTTAAAAAACTGCGTATATGGTCTGCTTGTTCGTTTACTACACGAGTTTTGAGTGTATTCCAATCTTCGCCAGCTTCAAATACTTCACTGTTTAATGCACTAACAGATGATGATGATAAAAAGAATTGAAAAGAATCTGTACTGCTAGAATAATTGTATTCGTTATCTGCATTAGGACTATCAGTTACAGCAGTCATTTCAATACCATTGCGATACAATAATTCTATGTGTCCAGTGTTTAGCAATTGGTATAGATTACTTGTATCAGTAGTAATAAAATTATTCATAAGAACACGTTTACGATCATATCGATCTATATCACTTACGATTGCTTGAAGATCTGTAGTTGTATTGCAAAATGCTTCTTGATAACTCATGCTAATGCTATTCCTATGTTCATATTATTACTTAAAATGGTGACATCTGGTATATCTGCGCAGATAATTAATGCAAGCATTGTAGCAATCACTGTGTCTGGATTATTATGTGGATCATCAAGTGATATTGCTAATTCCTGTAATTCTAACATTGTTTGTATTAATCGATCTATTTTTTGCGCATCATCCATATTTCTTTACGATTTCAATGAATTTCTCTGGCGTACCTTTCCCACGTGCAGTATTATAATAACGTTTCCATTGCTTTGCTTGTTCTTCTATAGTATTCGGTAAAGATTTTGGCACTCGAAAATAATGTATTCTACAAAATACGATTTGCGCAGCAATGTTTGTTGTTAAGATATATCGCCAGTCCTCTTCAGTAGGATTTAAAAAGTAATGCCAATCAAGGTTGCATACATCCGCTACTTTTTTCATTAATTCTTCACGAAACTGTAAGTAATCTTTACATGTAGATACCGCTACCCAAGGTTCAATCTGCATAAAGCCAACCGCCGGTCCTTGTACTTGTTTTAAATAAACGTATTTTGATTCAACTAAACCAGTGTTATATACTAAGTCTAAGGCTTTAGAATCTGCGTATTTTTCACCCAACTTTTGCAAGACATCGTTAATGATGCCACGCATTTGTTTTTTATCTACCACGCTTCATCCCACGTTTCATTTTCTTCTTTTTCTTTTTCTTTGTTTTCTTTTTTCCATAATGATACGGCATTATCTTGCGCTCCTTACTTTTGATCTTGTTCTCTTACTATACTTAGCGCGTTGCTTACCTCGTTTGCTCGCAGCACGCTTTAGCCTATTCTCATAAGCTCTCTGTGATTTTGTTAATCCTTTGCGAACACTAGCCGGTAAGTACCTACCACGCTTCCTGCGCGGTTTCTTCTCATCACCTTTCGTGACATATCCCCACTTTTGTTTGGTCCACTTACGTAAACTTTTTTGTGACTTCTTTAGTGCCATTATCTGTATCCACCACCTGCGCGTTTATATGCCAAGGCTAACATCTGTGCCTTTCTAGCACTCCATTGCCCTGCGCGACCACCTTTGTTACCTGCTTTAATACGATTAAAAATTCTTTTACGTAACGTAGGCTTTGTGTAGTTACCTGCTTCATTTACTCTAGACTTTCTTCTTTTCTTCTTTTTCACTTTCCAACCTTCTTCATGGCACTGGTATGTGATTGACTAAATGTTGCTCCTTTGCGCATTGCTGTCACCATAGATCGTAAATGTTTTGCAGTGTGATGTCTGGCATGCCTGCGCATTGCAGCTACTTGTCTTTTACTTAATCCTGTTACACTAACACCTTTTAATTTCATTACCATTTTACTCTATTTGCCCAGTAAGCTGCACTCATCTTGCCTTTAGCAATATTTCTTGCGTGTCTTGCTTTAAATGATCTACGCTTTGCTTTCATTCGCGCAGACTCGCCTTTGCGTGGCTTACCAGCGGTTTTTGCTCCTTGTTGTCCAAAACGAATTAACTTATACCTATCACCAGATTTTGCCATAACAACATGTGACTTAGTCTTATGACTTGGAGTCCTTTTTGGCTTATTCACTCCGCGCAGTCCTAGCCTGCGCATTGTAGATTTAACTCGTGCAGGTACGGCCATTATTTTTTAAAGATACCTGCGATTAAATCTTGGACCACTTCAGCAAACTCTTTAAATAGCTCGCCTTCTTTTTCTTCTTTGACAAATGGGATGTTAATCTTGTCATTCATTAACTGCGCCATTTTATCTGCAAACTCTTCAGACTGTGTGTAGCCAACAGCTTGTTCTTTCATTTTTTCTGCTTGCTCTTCAGCAACCTTTACTAACATTGATTTAATGTCCATTAGCTTTTCCTTTTATTTTTATTGCTAAATATATGATACTCATTACTGCAACAATACATTGCAATAATAAATTTATTTCTGCGAGATAAACGCCATAGTTGGCGAAACTAATTGATGTTACTTTTAAGCTATCCATTAATGTTTTCCTCCATTTATTCTACCAGACATATAACTTATTTTATCACTTAAATCATCTACTTCTTTCATTAATGATTCGTGCCTTCTATCTAGCTTGTCATTAACATTCGATTTAAAACCATTAATAGAGTCAATTAGTTTTACGCAGATATTCATTGTATTACTTAGCTCTGATTTCATACTTGAAAGATCTTGTTGAATCTCGTCAATGTGTTCAGTTTGTGAGCGATTTTCTTTTAATAATGAATTAATCATTAGAGAAAGTAAAATTGCGAGCATACCTAGCGCGCCTAATTCACCATAAGCTTCTATTAATGCGGTAGTATCCATTACTGCACTCTTACCTCTTCCAATCTTTGATGCCTATAGCACCAATTACTATAATCGCTAATACTACCATGAAACCAATGAACAGTTGAATCAGCATCCATTATCTCGATAAACACTGTGTTTATGACTGTGTCCTGCGGTGTCACTAGTATGCTTGCTACGATCCATCCTTGGCTTCCGCAACTTTGAATTATAATGATACTTAACAGGAATATCATAACTCGTACTAACAATTTTAAAATCTCCATTATCTAGTTTTTCTATTACTTTGTTCATAGCACCATCCACCATGCCATTGCAGTTTCCACTATAATGTCGGCAATAGTATTATATGCCCATTTTTTCTTTGTGCCGTATGGCTTAAAATTTTCTATCCAATACTCAAACACTTCCCACAAGACTCCAATAATAAAGACTCCCATTACTACCCAAAAATCTGACCACTGTAACCACATAAATATTTTTGCTAAAAACGCTCCTGCCGCAATATGATAAGCGGTCCAACCATCTAATTGTCCTGTTTTATATTGCCATGAAACTAATTTTGCTAATGGATTATTCATCTATTCATTACCTTATTGTCTACAATTTTATGCTTTATAATATCGATACGCCCACAATCATCTGAGTCTTTTTTTTCCTTACATACTTTCACATATTCATCTTCAATTACTTTAAAACTATCAGATTTCTTTACAATCTCACCATCAACACGTAAAAAATAGTTTTTTGAATTTGGATACGTTAATGTAATGAAGGTGCTGTCAGCCAACCGCACCTTTTTTGTCATACCTTTTCGAGTATTTTTATGTATTACTACATCATAATCGTGAGCGCATCGTACAATCATTAGTCGTTTTCATCTCCAGGATCATGTGGTGATGGATTATTTAACGAAGCTCTAAGCATATTTACAAAACCATCGTGACCAACTTGTAATTGATCAGCAACAAACCTATTAGTTGCCTGTTTGTTTTGTATATCGCGAAGATGTGCTACCATCATTTTTTGCTCATCTGTCATTGCATTAATTTCATACTCTTTATCATCTAATTTGAGTATGTCTGGCTTGTCTTTTTGTTTTTTAGCCATGTTTGACTCCTTGTGTTATTTAAAGTTTTGATTCTAATTCTTTCACTCTTGCAGTTAATTCTTGTATTGCCTTTACTAATGGAGTAATTAATTCTGTTTCTCCAAGTTCTTGCATTGTATCAGCGTTTTCTTTCCATACTGGAAATTCAGAATGCCCAGCTTTGTCCATAGATGCTTTAACTTCTTGAGCAATAAACCCATAACTAATTCGATCTGGATTGTTTCTTTCTGTTTTTGTTTCATTATAAGTATCAAATTCTTTTGGATATTCACTTGGTGCTTTTTTCTTAAATGTTACAGTTCGCAAGTCATTTATAAAATCAAGACCTAATGTATTATCTTTTATGTCTTTTTTAATTCTTTCATCTGAAGAATGTGTCCAAGTTGCATTTGTTCCAAACACATTTGTAATGTGGTCTGTATCAACTCCAATTCTAATTGATTCAGTACCACCACCAGTAACTGCATCTGTACCAGCATTAATAACTATTTCTTCATTTACGCTTGTAGATGAGGGTTGTGAGCCTGTGCCTATCATTATATTTCCTGTTCCTGTAGCACAATTTCCAGCACTCTGATAGCCAATGCAAATATTATGAACACCTGTGGTTATATTATCAGCCGATTGATAACCTATCGCAATATTACCATTAGCAGTTGTTAATGACATTAAGGCTTCACTTCCAACAGCTACATTATAATTTGCTCCATCTAATCCACCTCTCATTACATCATTACCTATCCCAACATTATGATTACAAGCCGAATCTGTCCATGTTCCAGAAGCAACTTGAAAACCTATAAATACATTCTCAGAAGAACCAAGACTATTGCTTCCAGCATCTGTGTCATACATTACTTGGTGTCCAATAGCTACATTCTTACCGCCTGTGGTATGGACTCCCATTGTTTCTTGCCCTATTGCTGTATTACCAGCGGCAGATGTCATTGACATGAGAGCAGATGCTCCAACTGCTACCGTACCATTTGCTCCGTCATTATTAATTGCACCACCAGCATTCTTACCGATCAAAGTTAAGCTATCTTGTGAAGTGACTGCATCTCCAGCAAAGCAACCGATAACCGTATTTGCTCCGCCTGTAGTTACATCTTTTAATGTAAAGTACCCTACAGCCGTGTTTGTACTATGGCTATTATTAGTTACTCCAAGACCACTTGCATACCCTACATAAGTATTTTGAACACCAGTCTGGTTGCGAAAACCTGAGATATTTCCAATAGCAGTATTAAAATCTCCTGTCGTGTTTCCATGCCCAGAGGCGTGTCCATAAAATGTGTTATCTACACCACCAGAGGCTATATTTAAACCAGAGTACATTCCAAATAAAGTATTACCTGTCGTACTATCTGAACCACCAGTACCACCGCTATCATTATTACTAAGTGAGATTCTGGAGTTGGTATCTAATCGCAGAACTTCAGTAGTACCAGCTTCAAATGCTAAATCCTGTGCTCCCTCTGGTGCGAAGATTCTTGCGTCTTGAGTTGAGCCGTCATCTTGAAAGAATTTAATTTGGGATGATTGGCTAGTAGATGGAACAAAAGACATTGTACTTGTAGCACTTCCAGATTTAGAAACTTGTAGAGTACCATCAACATCTATCGCTGGAGCATCTCCATCATTTTGTATTTTTAATACTGTGCAAGCATCAGCGGATGCATGGTCATTTACAAATTCTACTAAATTCCTTGTTCCTGTTGCCGAAGAATTAGAATATACTTTTAATAATCCACCATTAGGATTTGAATGACTAGCATCATGTTGAATATAAACACCTACATCTGCAACTCTATTGTTTATAAATAAGGCATTATCTCCACTTGTATCGTTTTGAATTTTTACTATAGAATCACTTGGGGCATCAATTCCTACTCCTAATGAACCACTTACTTTAGTGTTACCAGAAAATGTGGTAACTTGCCCAGTATCAATCGTCATTACAGTTCCACCACCATGATCTATTTTAAAATTATCAGAGTCATCTCCATAGACTCCAATAGTGGCAGTTCTTGCATCGTTTTTAAAATCTAACTTTGCAATTCCATCAGAACTTGTATCTTCTATTCTTGCATTTGCAGTATCAGCTAATTTGATGTGAAAATTAACGTCTGGTGAGGTCGAGCCAACTGCAATATTTCCATTGCTATTAACAAATAATCTGTAATTATAAGTACTACTATCTGAAGTGGTCACCAATCCTATTGTACCCTCACCAGATGTGCCACCTCTTGATACAAGATTGGTAGTTCCTCCAAACATATTGAGTTGAGCATATTGGTCTAAAGGATTTTGACCACCTCCACCTCTAGCAACCTTAATTCCTTCTGTTGCCGCTCCTGTACCTACAACAAATAAATTTGATGCAGTTGGAGTTCCAGAACTATGTGTTCCGATCTGTACTGTTCCGCCAATAGATACATCCCCACCGCTTCCAATTCTCATTCTTTCTGTAGAGCCATGATTATAAAAAACGATTGTATCTGCCGCCCCAGCTTCATTTCCTCCATTTGTAGTGAAAGATAAAACACCATCTGAATAACCTATTTCTCCAAAATTAGAATCGTCACTGTCTTCAAGTTGCAAAGCTGGAGTAGTACCAGAAACTTTAGCTAAATCACCATTGATTGTAAGTGTTCCAGACATTGTAACATTGCCAGCACTATTAATAGACATTCTTTCTGTGGGAGATGTTCCACCATCGGCAGTAGTACCAAATACTAATTCGGTTGGTAAGTCATTACCCCCTGGCGTTCCATTAATTCTTGCAAAAATTTCAGCACCACTATTATGTCTATCTGTTCCATCTGCTCCGATAAATGCGATTTTACCTAAAACGTCATTATCTTGAATAACTGTATCTGCATTAACAGAAGTTCCTCTTGATTTACCTAGTAAAAAATATGGTGGATGAGCATCATTAGAATTTCTAAAAGCACTAATAGATGATGTGCTTGCATTTGTTCCTTCTACTTGTAAGCGAGGAGTAATGTCTAATGGTGTGTCTAATGTGGTTAAACCAATACCAATATTAGATGGAAACATAGCATCCATATCAGAATTAAAAGTTACTCTATTTCCACTGCTTAAATCACCAGCACCAGTATTTATGACAAAGTTATCTGAATCTGAATTATCAATTCCCATCATGTATCTTTTTGTACCAGTTAATAAGAATTGTGCAACTGCATCGCCAGTACCATCTTGTTCTATTAATAATCCATTTGTTGTATCAGTTGTACTATTGTCTACTTTGATGTGCATGGGTGTAGTAGGTGTTACTCCCACCCCAACTCGTGTATTTGTTGTATCTACTATAAATACATCCCCAGAATCTGAGTCTTTTCTAATTAGTAATGCTTCTGTGTCAGTCACATCTATTACTTGAGTACCTTCTATTATTTCATCAAAGCTAAGTGAACCACCGCCATCAACCTGGAGATCTCCATTTATAACTAAATCTCCTGTGATTGTGCCACCAGAAGATATTTGTGCGGATGTTGTGCTAACTAAATTTTTAAATGATGCCATGCTATGCTCCTATGCTAAGACGATGCGTACTGTAGAGGTTGCACCTTTGCCAAGTAAGTGCAGGTATACTGCTGATCCAATACCTTGCGGTACTGCTAATTCATAAATGGTATCGCCACCTGAAAGATATAAACTATTGGATGTGCTGATCATGTCGCTTGCTGATGAACTAAAGCCGTAGTATACATCGCTGCTAGGTTGTAATATTATTGTGTGGACCGCAGAAACATCTAAATTATATTCTGATCCTGTGGCTACGCTTTGTGCGGATTGTACTGAATGCTGTGCAGAGCTAGACATATTCAGTGATTCAACCACTGAATGTTTGGATAGATCAGCCATCTTTTTTCTCCTTTTCTAATGCCTTACCGAGCTTGGCTGCTCTCATGGGCATTTTGGTTTAATCTATGATGCCTTGACTTCTTAGACTGGCATCTGAAATTCCTTTCATGTGAATCATTGGACTTGCAATTAACTTGCGAAATTTAAATGATCCGCATTTTGGGCAACGTATTTTATCATCTTTGGACCATAACTGTTCCCACTTATAGTTGCACCGATGACATAAAAAATCGTTTGTTTTCATTTCTTTTTCTTTAATGAAAGTTTTCTTTTAGGCTTTTTTACTTCGCCTTTCTCGTTACAAGGCTCACAACCATCCTTAATGTATGCATCAACTTGTTCTTTACTAATTGAATCTAGCTTACCAAAAACTGAACCATCTTTTCTTTTAAAATATTTCATTTTATCTCCTTAAAAAATGGGTGGACCAAAAGATCCACCCATATTTTATCGATTATGGATTGTTAAAGTTAACAACTCCAAGTGATGTACTGGAAGCACCATGTGACAAAGATGCGCCAAACAAAATGTCGGCAACTACGCTTGTCGCTAAGTGATCTATGTCATATGCTGACTGCACGCGAGGTGCGATCTGCATTGCCATGTACACTGATTCTTTCTTGAATACAGTTGCAGTTTCATCACCAGATCCACCATCATCATCCCAATCAGTTGAAATGTATGTTGGCATACCATAAATGAAGCCTACGCCACCAGAGACATTAGGATTTTGATCGTCACCTCTACGAGATGAATCATAAAAATCCTGCAAACTCAAGAGGTACATGTACGCAGCAGGTGATGCATATAAAAATGTTTCACCATCAGCGTAATCGTGACCAGCGTCAAGTAAACTCTGCAAACCTTCACGAAGTTTTGCAGAAGTGACTTGATTATCTGTTCCAAGAGTTACATCATTACCAGTTGCAGATTGAAGTATATCCACTGCCAAGTAGTTTTCAACCTTCTTAGCTAATGCATAACCCATAGATTGAGCATATGCACCAAAAAGGTTTGCAGACTCTTGGACGCGAACAATATCATCAATTCGTTTCGCTTCATAATGATGTTGATCAACACTTATAGTGACTTCACCATCAGTGTTGTTTGTGTAAGTTACCGCACTCCCTGCGGTTTTTGGAGCGGCAGTCTCTTCTGTTACCTTTGGTATATGAAGTGTATCTCCAGAAGGTAATTCGGATGAAAAGTCCATCACCTGGTTACGAATTTCAAACTTACGCTCTGCGTAGTCTAAAATTGCGTCACGCCATAATTCAGGGATGAACTTAGCCGCGGTGGTAGGTGTTACGTTACCATCAGCCATAATTATATCCTTTTACAGTTATTTGCGTTTATAGGAATCTAATATATTGCTCCAATTCATACGTCTGTCTTCGTCTTTAATCTTCTTTAATTCAACATTACTATCATTGACTGGCGCAGATGGTGCATTAGAAACCGCAACGCGTTGTGTTTTTAGTTTTTTTACTACAGCACGCAATGCTTCCAGAGGTAACTCTCCGAATGTGGCATGCTCTTCCTCTGGTATCTCCATTAACAACTCAGCACGAAGCATTGCTTCTTGCTTTTTTGCAGCTTCAACAATGGGTTCGAGTTGCGCTAACTTTGCTGCGCGTTCCTCGGCAAGTAATTTCCATTGCTCTTGCTCTTCCATTTGAGATACACGAGAATCCTCGATTTCTTTGCGTAATTCTGCAAGTTCCAGCTCACTTTTTTGTGCGCGAGCGCGGTATTTCTTGCTTTCCGCGATAAGATTACCAACTTCGAGTTGCGGTTGGCTTTCTTCTTCTTTTTTTTCTGGTTCTACAGACTCAACTGTAGGTTCAGGCACTGACT